CGAAGGATTTCCCAGCTTGCAAATCATACGGGCTTTGAGTCATCGCGCGTAGATTCGCTTCAGTTTGCGCGAGGTTTCCAGTATCTCCCCCAGCGGGCATACCCTCATATGTAAACGGTGTCGATAAGGTTTCGCCAACGCGGCCAACTTGTTGCCCTGCGACTCTATTCAGTTCCTGGTTGACTTGATTCTGTTGATCTAAAATCTGCTGCTGTGCTGGATCTAACGTCGCCGTTCTCGAATATCGCTGTATGCCTTGCGGCGTTAAACCGCCAGTTGGCGCGTAAACAGATGAGCCGTATGGCGTAAATTCATCGAGCTGATTGAGTTGAGCTTGTGCGATAGCCGCCTCTCGATTTATTCCCGTTTGCGCTGCTGCAACCTGCGCTGGATTTGGCGGAGTCGGCGCGTCCGGTGTCTTTTTACCCATTGTTTTCTACCCATTTTTTGGCTGGCTCAGAATATAAGCCATATGTGATCGCAGTCGCCTGATTTTCTCCGGCGAACGGGTGCACGCCTTCCTGCTTAAAACCAAGCCCGGTAAGTAATTTTCTACAACGTTTGTTTTTCTTAGTCGTGATAGCAGACAACCTCTTAACGCCAAGCTGGACAAAGGGATAAGCTAACATTGCCCGAATATTGCCCTGCGTGGCCCAGCGTGGGGTCGCTGCAACGAAGGATACTTCGATGTCGGCAGAATAACGATAATTATTGTAGATTGCCACTGCCATAATGTCGCCTTTTCTGTCCGCAACGCCTATTGCCGTCAATGGCCGCTGGAATGGGCCGATGCCGCTGCGCTCCGCCCATGTCGCTAATTCTTCGTCACGCCCAAATACCAAGGTAGTCAAATCGCGTTGCCTTGCTGCCACACCATATCGTAGGAATTAAATTTTATCGTGATTGACTTTGTGGCTCCGTGGATCGCGGGCGAAGCCGCCTCACCTAACCCCGTGACAGTCACCCAGTTAGCCGATTGAGCCTCGCCCGTCCAAAGGCCCGTATCCCATTTTGCAACATCCCATAGCGCCCCAGAAATTGTAGGCTCTGTCGGTACAGAAGTTGGAATAGCGTCGGAAAAGTCCAGGTTTAAATCTATCGCAAATCCCGGCGAGCCGGTTGAGGTAAAATGCGGGCGGCAAAGCGTGAATAGTTTCTGACTACCTCTCGCCCCGTAAGATGAGAATGCGGGCCGTATTTTCCAATCGATATTATTTGAATTATCCGAAACGCCGGTATCGGCTTTGTAGATTATTCCGCCGTCTTGAGCGCCGAAATATAAATCACTGTTATACAACGCCCAACAGGCGGCGTTTTGGTTGGTAAATCTGCACCACGAGCCGGTTTGCGTATTAATAACGTACTGATAAGCAGTCGTTGTTGACAGCGGGATATTGAATAATTGGTAAGATCCCTGCGGATAATGCAGCGATTGCCAGCCAAAATTAGCGCCATAGCTCCGCGCAGAGGCCAAAAACTCGTTTTGAATGTTTGTAGACATCGCCATGCTTGTGCTGGCTACCTGATCAATCGGCAAGAATGTCGTTAACGATATTGCACCATCTTGCGTCGTTACGATTAAATCTGAGCCAACTTTCTCAATGCACCGCCTGCCGATTGGCTTGCCGATGCTGAAAACACCAGATAATACCCAATCCGCTGCTGTGCTGGGATCGTTGCCCGAGTATAAAATAACCTCGCCTTCGGAAGTTATCGCGACGAATAAGTCATCAGGGCCAGAGCCACCATCCCGCGTCCATGAGCCAATCGCCATCAAATAGCCACCCTTGCGGCATAGCCCACTCAAATCGAACGTCGAAACCGTGCCTGCTATCGAAACAACTGGCAAATAGCCAAACGTCAGGCTTTCCTTAAAAACGAAAAACAGCCGCCGCTGATGCGTCGTGACGTGAATAATGTTTGCTGGTGTGACGCTCGAAAGCGTCGGCGTAACAAAAGCAGAGCCGTTGTAATAAATCGGCGCGTCGGCACCGTTTACAAAGTATAAAAAGTTTCCGGCTGAGGTGCCCATCATCGTGGTTTGCCAGCGGGCATTCGTTTTGCCGGTGGCAATCGATGTTGATCCACCGGCTGCGCTCGAGTCATAAATAACGCTACCGGCGGCGCTGAGTAACTTGCGCGTTACCGGCCCCGCGTATTCCACCAGTGTTTCTACAGCGCCCGTACCGTTGCCGGTTGAGTGCGATGAATAACCGCTGCGTAAATCGCAGCTTGTGAGATTTGGGAATACGTTATCGAGCGATACCGCGAAATCCTCTGGCATATTTGCTAAAGAATCGCGTGCGTTCCATCCTCTGACGGGCGCAGGAATGCTCACGTTTTGCGATGTTTTAACTCTTTGAGTATTGTTATTCAGTGGTTGTAGCATTTTAGGCTGAGGCGCGAGTTGCGGCAGGGCGCATCAGCGCCTGCTGCATTGTTTGAGAATAATTTCTACGTGGATCGTATTTTATTATGCCGATATTCGGTGCAATTTTTGCTGCTTGAGAATAATTTCTACTTGGATCGTATTTTAGTATGTCGATATTCGGCGCAATTTGGACGGGCAGCGGGGCGACATAGGGCCGCGCAGTGGCGATGGGTTGATTTATAGGCGCAGTGGCTATGGGTTGATTTATCGGCGCAACAGGAGCGGTATTTATTGGGCTTACACTAGAATCTGGAGCGTTGGGGTATGCCGCCGCATAGGCACTTGTAGGGTGCGGGCTTAAAGCGATATTTTTATTTTCCGGTTCGAAAGTTGTGACCGCAGGATTGCCGCCCTGCAAATTACTGTATTGAGTCGGCGTTAAAGTAACTCCCGATTGGTTTATAGCTGCTCCTGTCGTGCCAGCGATTTTTCCAGCAGTAGTTAAATAGGGTGCAGCCGTTTTATAAGCGCTACCCACTCCCGCCGCTATTTTGCCGAGTGTTGATGCTTTTGATCCTGAGTTAGCGGCAGCGGCAAACATTCTATCGACTGAATTTCCCGCTGTTGCTCCCCCTCCCAATTTACTACCAATCGCCCCACCGGCATAGGTGGCTGCTCCAGCGATGGCCGCTGACTTCGCAATGTCGCCTAAGTCTCCACCTTGTATGCCGGTACTAAAAGCCGAGCCAGCCGCTGCGCCCCAAGGGCCGCCATAGACCGCTCCTATTATTTGTGCCGCAAGACCAAACGCTTGTGGCCGGGTTTATGCCGTTCTCTGTTAGAAACTGATTTGATGTAGCAGCGTACCCTGCCCCCGGAGTAAGTTTTTGGTAAGAGTCATAAGAAGCGGCTCCAGATGCGTAGGTTTTATGCATCTGTAGCCCCATGCCGGGAATTGTGGGATCGAATCGATGATAACCGGCTGCGTTGTGGTATGGATCATAATTCGGATTAACCCAACCCGGTTCGCCGAATTGCGGGAGGCTGCTCGGAGTCTTTAGCCCCATCCCGATATTCGGGTTGGGCTTGCCTGGGATTATTGGTTTAAGAAGCCGCTTTGCAGGATCATAATCTTTATAAGAAGGATCTCCCCAGTATGGATTATTACCGGCAGCGGCCATTGCTTTGAAATACTGTTTGGAAAGTACCGGATTAGCAAAGGTTCCAGCAGTAGGGACGGGAGCAGCAGTGGCAGGAGCAGGGATCGCATTCTCAATCTTTTTCCTTTCTGCTGGCGGGAAATATTGGTTGGCGGGACTACCCATGCTGAAGGGGTCGTTGTAACTTAAATAGCAGGACTTTTTCCATCGGAGTCCAACCAGCAGTAATTATATTCCCCGCTATGTCAGTCTCCCCGCTGAGGCTTAGTGCTTCAGGGTTTGATATTGGAATACTGGCATCGAAACGTCCTAAAGGGCTGCTTACTCCAGTATCGACATTTTGCGCCCCCATTTTGTTTAATCCAACATTAGCGTATCCAGATACGCCGCCTAGTCGGCCCTCAACGCCAGGAGTAACCATACCGTCTTGATAGGTAAACGTCGGGTTTACACTGCGCTCTCCGCCGAGGGGAATGCTTAAAGCTGGATCGGCAGTTAAATTATCAACTGGAAAATCATCCGGCAACCCATATTTTGCCTGCTCCTCAGCATAATACTGCTCCAACAACGCTGCGATTTCTTCTTCTGTCGGCACTACGCCCAACTTCCTTCCGGGATGTAGACGCCTCGCGTTGGCGTGTATCCCACCATGTCTAAGATCGGCCTGCCGCCAGCACGGGAAGT